ACTCGTCAGCCATTTCAATCCATAAATCGGGAATTTCGCCTTTAAAAAGAGGTTCTAAAATGTTTATGTTTTCTTCTTTCCCGAATTTCGATAAGTAGCTTAAAACGGCATCCCTCCCCATAGTGCTAATTTCTATCAATGCCTTGTATCGCATGTTTCCGCCTAATGGAAATATCTTTTTGTCCGTGTCCGTAACACAAACAAGACGACGTTTTTCAAGCATCTGTGGAAAATTGATAATCGAGTTTACAAGTTTGAGAAACTTGCCATCTTTAATAACCCGTGGATTATCGGGATTGAGTTTTATTTTTGATAGCTTCATAGTTTCATAGTTTTTTTGCAAAAATAAGTATTATCTAAATACGATTTATTCTTTTCTTGATTTTTTTTAAAAATATTTCTATAATACGGAAAAGAGGTGTAGGGTAAAATTCTTTATCAAACATATTATTCCCCCCAAAGTTTTTGTGCTAATTTATATTTATCTTCCATTTCATTAACTCGCTTTTTCGCATAGGTCAATGAATAGGAGTCGTGGGATGCTACCGTTTTTTATTCCTTCATGTTCGACTTTTGCCTTTTCAAGTTCAAATTCAAAATATTCTATGCTTTCCGGCATTGAAAGGTTGATTGTATCTGCCTTCTTTCCCCAGTATGCTGCTCGTTCCTTGTAGCTTTCTGCTTTCTTTGATTCTTCTACACACTTATCCATAGCGTTCCATGATTTTTCTAAAACATTACGGTGAGCTTTTTCGCTGTGATGTCCGACCAAAATAGGTTGGCCAAGTGGAATATCCTTAACTAAGTTATGGGAATCTTGATAGTGGCTATCTGACTTTTGTTTGGCATTATTTGCATATCCTTGCAATCTTTCTGCTTTTCGTCTTGCCCATTCTTGAACGTTAAAGCCGTCCTCTCTGACGATTGAATAATAGTAATAACCTTCTTTCTCAAAGATAAGATTAAATACTATGCATTCGTGTTCATTACCATATTTTGTTTGCAAGGTGATTACTTCGCCTTTTTCGTGTTTTTCTTCGCATTTTGCAAGAAAAACGTTTGCCGTGTACTTACTGTATTGATTCATTACTTTTATTTTTATTATTTACTTATTCTATTTCTATTATGCGTAACTACTCCATGATTTTGGTTTCCCATCCCATAACCAACAGCCTTTGTAAGATTCGAGATTTATAGAAGCATTTTTTGTTATTTTCTTTCGGAAAGGTTCACCTATTTTAATTTCTTTATTTGGCATACAAGTTCCTGAATCTCCCATACTGTCATGGTCTCTAACTTGCCCGATTTCCTGAATAATAACAAAATCATTATTTCTTTCAAGAATTTCATAGAAGTCAATATTTGTTTGGTCATATCCCCACGAACTGTAAAGAATTGCACCAGGAACAAATAATTTCATTTCTTCCTTTTTTTTCGTTCAAATACTTGTTATGTGCTGCAACTTCTTTATCTTCTTGATTCTTGACTTGTTTAATAAAATCCTCTATTTCGAAACCGAATCTAAATGCTAAATGATGAAGAGGTTTATATGAGTTTTTGAAAATTATAAGGTATCTTTCTTGGTATGTAATGATTGTTAATCTTCCATGCTCTTCTTTAATTGCATTTTCTTTTTCGCAGAAATGCTTAATTGCGTTTTCTAATTTTTCTTTTGCTTTCATCTTTTTGTTGTTAAAATATTCCTTCAATTCTATAATTTACATTCAATCCGCTAAATAGGTTGTGGATTTGAGCTTCTAATTCATCATAATTTGCTTCTTCTTCCGGAAAGAAGTAGTATCCGTACGTTGAATTGTACTCAGTATAAAAATCTGAATTAGCAATTGCTTCATTTATTACTCTTGAATCTTCCTGTGTTCTTGGTGTTACTTTTAATCCTGCTTCCATGATTTTAATTTTTTAAATGTTATTTTTATGTGTTATTTATTTACTACAAAAGTATAACAAAATATTATACGATGCAAGCATTTATTGAAGATTTTTAAAATTATTCTCTTTGATTATTAAAGCATTACGAAATACGTAAAAATATAGCCTAAAAATAGCTGTTTTTTTGGAAGGATTTTTTGACTTTTTGGGAAAAGTTAAACGAAAAGCGGAGCGCAAACGCCCCACTTCTCAAATAAACAAATAAAATATATAATTAATTAACTTATCTTGTAATCTTGGCAATCTTGTATTTATAGTTTAACTTTACGCCTTTATCAAATAACTCGTAATCCGCTCCAAATATATTATCCTTAAACGACAATTGCAATGCGAGTTCAGCTATTGGAATTTTAGTTCCTAATCGATAACCTGCTCCACCTCCCAACGCAAAACTGAAAATTTCCTTTTTTACGATAGTGTTTGTAATTATAGTTTGCTTTTGATATACGTCGATGTCATACGTTAGCGTTTTTAAAGCGTTTTGCTCAATATCAATATTTATGTTCAATTTGTACGTACTATCGAAAAATAGCCGTTTATAGCGTTTCTCGGAGAAATAATTTCTAATGGCTTCAGATGTGTCAAAAATAGTATCACGGTCATGAAAAATTATAGTGTCGTATTTCGGATAATAAACCGTATTTGTCGTGTGAATTGTGTCGTGAACGGTAATAGTATTGCTTGTACTGTGTTCCGGAACGTTCGGACACTCCTTAGAACATTCTTTGAATAGAACGGTACAAATTATAATCAACGCAACGGATAATGCTGCAATAGCAATATTCTTTTTCATTCTATTTGAATTGTTATGTTATTTGATTTACCTACTAATCCCATTACTTTTTTTAATGTATCTCTCGAATAAAGGACTTTTCCTATTTCTTTATTATTTCCTACGAGAATACATCCATTTGTATCTTTCGCTGTATTACCTGAGTGTATTAATATTTCTTTAAAATGCGGGACTTCTAATATCCATAAACAATTACCGAATTTAGGCGTATAATGCCTCACTACTTTATAAATTCCGGCAGGTATAGCTGTTTCTCCATATATTTTACCTTCTCCGTTTTTTCCTAAATCTCTGACAACATCTTCCAATGTGTCACATACATAATCGCCATTTATATACATTCTTCCGATTGTATATTTTTCTCCTTTAAATACACGTTTTACAAATATTTCCATATCTTATTTCTTTGATTTTTCTAAAAATTTCTTTAAGCTCGGAATATTCTCCAAAAACTCCACGCTTAAAAACCAATGCAAAAATCGTATGGTATTACTTTTAGGGTATAGTCTTTTAAGGTTCTTTGTTAGGTTCGTAACGTAAAAATAAATAGCAACCCAACTTATCGTCTTGACTACATAAAGTATCAACGTTTCATCGCACATAAATTTTCCAATCGCATAAAGTAACGTGATAACAAAAATATAAATACCGAATAGCTTTATCGCCGCAAATCCTTTCTTGAATGACACTGGTTCTTTGTTTAACTTCTTTCCCGAAGCAATCCCAAAAATTATATCCACAACAAAAATTATAGTTATTGCAATTATCATGTTAATCACAGGTTCAAAATAACTAATCATAGCCATGATAGCCGAAACAATTATAATCCAAAGTGCTTTTAAAAATTCATCCATAGTTTAAAAAAATAAAGCATTAATACTCCTAAAAATCCACCAAAAGCTGTATAAACAAAATCTAAGATATTAAATTTTGTTCTTTTGATGTCGTAAATTTCTTTTGCGACGCCTGCTAAGACTGCAGCAATAAGCCCGATATAAGGAGCTGTAAATAATCCTACTGCTAAGGCAATAACAAGCCCGCAAAGAAAATGAACGAGTTTATCCATTTGGTATATTTTTATTTTGTTCAGCCTCGTAGGCTTCTTTTTCTTCTAAAGTAGCTTCTCGGTAACTGTTCTTTGTCTCCTCTGTAACAGTTATTTGCTTTACGTATAATCGGCTTTCATGCTCCTGTAACGTTTCGGCTATTTGAGTTAAAAACAAGCCTTCGGAGGCTTTTAGAATTTTTAATGTGTGTTCTTGTATTTCCATTTTTATTTTATTTTTAAATTTTATGCACTTGCAAAATCGATATATTTATTGTTAACAGCGTCTACCAACAAGGCTTTCCACTCTGGGTAATTAACAGCATCGTTTAGCTTAGACCATACCGTTGCGTGCACCGTGATGGTTATTCTTGTATCTCCATTAGCTCGGTTAGTTACAAGGTATTGCAAAGAAGCGAGAGAGAGCAAAGGCGACCACTCGAAAGAAAATCCGACTTTAACGCTATGCAAGTAACACTCTTCTAATTTTTGACAATAATAAAATGCATTTAATGCATTAGCAGCTAACGAAACATATAAAACTCTTAAACCATTTACTATTTTTAGTTTTACGCATCTATAAAAAGCACCCATCATCTCACCAAAATGAGAGTTTATCGAGACTAAAAACACCTCTAATACATCATTATCTTGACAAATATAAGTTATATTGCAGACACTATTTGCCATTTGTTTTAATGGATAAAACGTTCGACATTTGACCCTCGATAAAGCAGCACGAAGATTTATATCATTTAACGATGTTGAATAATTATATATTACAGACATTTCAGCTTCCGTTATGTCGGTTAATCCATTCATCTCGTAATAGCCTGTATTTGTATTATAAACACAATGATAAGTGTTTGTATTAGCAACATACCCACGTGCTATAAACAACGCTCTCAAAGCTGATGTTGAGCCTGTTGCAGGTGTGATGTCGGCTTTTAAAGCCAAGCTGTCTTTTACGAGCTTTTCAGAAGGTATATTTTCATGAGACGGAGTACCGCTCCATGATGTTACTAATTTAGTAGCTAAAAGAAATTTTGCTACTGCCCAGTCGTATAACGTTTTAATGGCACTTACTTTTGATGTATCAGATTTGTCTGCTTCGATATTTGTTGAGTAGTCTAAGGGATTGCTAATGTTAATATAAGAAATTCCGCTATAACGATATGAGAAGTTAGTAGGTATATCTACGTATATCTTCCCTTGCTCTGCGGTGATTAACTCTGTATGTGCTGAATCAGAGTAAAAAGCAGCTCCAAAATAATATCCTTCAATAACATCATCTACATAACTCGGCAAGTAATCTGATTTTATTTGCCCGTCTGTGCCTATTTTATCAATGATGCTTTCAGCTGTCTCATCGCCTGTGTTTTCTCCGCTTGTGTTTTCAATTACCGTCTTTTCATCATCAGTTACATAGTTGTCATTTTCGCCCTTTTTAGGTTCATAGGTTGCGCTCGCCGTTGTGGGGGTCAAATAATCGACGTCTGCAGATAAAGCATCTTGTTTTGCGTTCCACGTGCTTTTTTCTGCCTGTGTAACATATAAATCCGTATCCGCTTTTTTAGGCTCGAAAAACGTATCAAAATACGTTTTTAATTTAGCTTTGATGTTTAGCCATGTTGTTTTGACTATGCCATATTCAGTTTCCGAATCTAAATAAGGTACTTCGTCGTTATCGTTAATTGTTTCTTTTTCAGTTGAATCATGTATAATTGTCGCTAATTGTGCAGGAGTTACCGTTGTTCCGGATATAATTACTTCCTCATCAATAATATTATACAAAGTATCTCCGTCTGTTGTGTCAATTAACTCAATTTCGTACGCTTTAAAAGTTATGTAATCGAGCTTATTGTCAGGGAAGGAGCTGTCAGGTTCTTCAATTGTCAGTTCTCTTTTAAGTAACCCTGGCAGAAGTCCGTGATTATCCAAAATACAAAGAACTGCGTTATTTTCTGAATCATATTCGCAATTAATCCATTCATTTTCACCTCCTCCTATTACATGCGAACAGGTATAAGTATTTTCCTTTCCGGCAATAAAAGTAAAAGAAAAATTATACTCACGTGGGTCGATAGTTTCTCCTGCTTGTGTTTTGAACGTTTCTCTTATTTTGTAATCCGATTTATAGTAAAGTCTTAAATTAGCCATTTTTAATTAATATTAAATGTTATATTTTTTTGAACTGTTGGAAATTCTTTTGATTCCAGTTTTACCGTTCCACTTGTTCCAGGATTATTACCTTGTATTTGAATATTATATTTATATACACCTGTATCATCAGTTTCAGTGAATATATTTACTACCGTTATTTCTCCTTCTGTGTTTATAATCATATCAGGGAAATTATTAGGGTCTAAGTAAGCAATGAAATTGAATGGTTCATTCACGTTTATGTCATTTTCATCAGGACAATCTATTAATATTGTCGGTAATGGATTAACGTTTATTGATATAATCTTGCTTATGCTTGAATCTGTTGCGGAGGTTAGAGTAATTTCTTCGTTTCCTTCTGCATCTCCTTGAACGGTTATTGTAAAAACTAAATTCAGGCTTGAATCATAGCTTTCAGTTATTGAAATAATACTTAAATTTTCAGTAACGGAAACATCAATTTCATTCTGCTTGGCAACGTTGGGAGAGATATAAGCAGTTAATACAGATTGCTCTCCAACCGTTATTTCATCGCTTTCTTTGTCGGTTTGAATCGTTACTGGAACTTTGTAGATTTTAACCGTATTTGTATTATCATAGTATAGTTCGTTATTGATGCTTGCTTCTGCTTGTGGTTTAATATCAATCTTTACTCCGTCAATCAATTTAAAGGAATTGAAAACATTGGAATATACTTCTAACGTAGTCTTGAAGTTCTGAACTGTCCTATTGATGATATTAAGTTTATTAATATCAATCACTCTATTAGATTCCTTTTGTGCTTCAAGAACCTCTTCCCATAGATTTATTTTCTTTTCATCTGAGAGAACAATTTTAATATCGTTGATATTTATGATATTTCTCACATATTCAATGATTCTATAATAATCATTGACGGCAAAATCAGCATCAACAATTCTGGCATAATCACCTATTGTAAACAGATTTATTGCTCCTCCGGCTGCTGCTCTAAGAAGTTTAATTTTAAGAGGTGAAATATCTATTTCATATTGAAATAAAGGCTTTTCAGTTATTGCAAAATACTCCGCTGCTTTGGTTTGAAGTGCTGTTTCAGCTGCTGTAATGTATGTTTCAGGAA